AAGAAACTGAATTACTTTGATGTTACGGAAACTGCGACTGGGAAGTGGGCTGAGATGATTGCATCGCTTCGTGCTGATGTTCTTGAAACTCTTAAAGCTTACGACGATGGTCAAAGCAATCTTGTGTTCTTTGAGGCGTGCCTTAAGGACGAACCGCGAGATGTTAAGAAATGCAGAATTGGCAAGACGAGAACTTTTTGTGTTTCTCCACTGGTCAATTTGATCATCACCCGTATGTTTTTTGGTCCCCTTTTCTCGACGATGGTAGAACAAGGCGACTTGTTTTGCACTGCAATTGGCACCGACATGCATCGTTGCGCACAGGATATCTATGATAGACTTTCTGGACATTCAGATTTGATCCTTGAGCTAGATTATGGAAATTACGATCAGACCATGCCCTATGAACTAGGATGGGCAGCAGGATCAGTTGTCTATAATATTTGCAAGCGTTTGGGATATTCGGCAGATGCATTGAAAGTTGTCGCAGGTTTGGTTTCTGATAATCTTCATCCCTTTGTCGTGTTGAATAGAGACGTATTTGAACTTCCTGGTTATCAACCATCCGGTAAATATGGCACTGCAGAAGACAACAGTCTTAGAGGAGTTTTGATGCTTATGTACGCATGGCATCATGCTGAGTTTAAGCAACATCTTCCGGGGCGTGATTTTTTCAAGGAAGTTGTTCCCTATGTGTATGGTGATGATGTGGTTGCAGCTGTTTCCCCTGTTGTTGGCGACATTTTCAACAATATCACCTATTCTCGTTTCTGTGAGGTACATATAGGATTGGAATGCACTCCTGCCTCGAAGAATTCCGCTTTCAGTACATTTGTGGGACTAGGAACAATGATGTTTTTGCGGAGGCGTTTTAAGAAGCACAAGGATTTCAACAGGATAGTAGCACCATTGGACCTCGATTCATTGATGAAAACGCTTAGTTGGCACATTCCTTCAGATTCTATTCCTCGGGTTGAACAAGTAATTGCTGCGAATGATTCAGTGATACGCGAGTTGTTTTTCCACTGTGATGAACAAGAATTTCTCGCTATCAGCAAAAAATTGTATGCACTTGTGGAGTCGAAGTTCAATTTGAATCCGGGTACGTTGAAAAGACTGTCGTATATGGATCTCGCAACGGCAACTTTATGTTTCTCTGAGAATAGGCCTGTGGAGAAAGG